TTGCTTCGGTTACAGCATCCTCAAGAGCCTTGTCAGCATCGAGAAACAACCTGTCCGACAAAAGCAAATGACCCACAGATTCCCAAGCTTCGAGCGTTGCATGGATCATGTTTGCGTTCATCTTACTTATCTCCAAAAAAGTGTAGTAAACCAAGACCCCGAAGGGTTTCGCCGTTCCCGGCTCGTCAGTTGGTTAGTTCGCCATTTACGAAAAACAATCGTGCTGGAGTGTCAAGACCTTTGGCCTTGCAAGATTCTTCGTGTTCGCGGTATCCGTCGATTTGCTCCTTGATCCATCGCCTAGCCGAAATCTCCGAGCATGCGTAGCCGTTGCGAAATCGCTTTGTTCGCGTTCGCACTGGAGTGGTCATTGTGACCGTGCATCCATGAGGAGTAAGCCGCGTTGTGAATCGAATCTCAATTGCCATGATTAAAAGTCCGTGCCGGCAGCCTTGTTGAACTTGACGCAAAAGTAACTTCCCGCGTCGAGTGCTTCGTCTGCGTTGTATCCGTCAGCGATGCACGAATCGATTGTGTTTTGACGAAACGCATCAAACGCCCCGCGAAGCCCGCCGTAAGATTCTGCTTGGTCGATCGCAAACGATACGTTTGAATCAACATGGCTTTCGATCGTCTCTTCGTGCGTCTTGGTCGTCATTTGCTTGCCTCGTTTGGTTGCCGTTTGCGTCACTGTCGTTTAACCGACGTGTGTATATTAATCGACCATGGGAATAAAGGTCAACAGGTTTTCGGGAAAAGATATTGAGGTTTTCCCCGAAAGATGCGTTTCACCAACGAAAACGCAGGGAAAAAAGATTGAGAGAATTTTTATTTTCGAGCTATAAACGCCCGAATCCACGCGCCAAAAGAATCACTGCAAGGTCAGTTGCGATCTCGGTCACCGCTTCTTCGGACAAGTCTGGCAACGCTGCGTGTAGGCATTCATGGATCGTAGTGTCAAGCTCTTGACCCTCGTCGAGACCTGGCCTAATACCAATTACCCTTGGCTGTCCTCGCTCGCCTTCGTGATCGCAGTAGCCAAACTCGTCGGGCCTTGCGTCGTCGCGAAAGAGCCATGTTTGTTTTCGGATGATGGCTTTCATTATTTGGCCCTCTTCGTGTCAACCATTACGCGCCCGCGACGAGAGCACCATGTGAACTGCAGCCAAGCAGATCCGAGCGACTTAGGCCCTAGCATCTTTTCGGTCTCGAAACCGTGATCGCTATCAGCCCAAGCATCCTTGTACCCAGGCGGACGGATGTGCAATTGCTCATCATGGAAAACTACGCCATGCGATGATATTCGCATTCTCGGTATCGTTACCGCCCATTCATCGTGAGTGTGACCTGATAGCACAATATCCGCATCAGGACTCCAAACGGCCATTCGATTCGTCTGAATTACACCGCGCGTAACTGGCCCGCCTCCGCCTGTACCGTGGAAGTGGTAAAGCACTTTGGAGTCTTTCGCGCTCTTGCCTAGATGCTTCTGGTTGGCATCGTTAAAGCGGAACAGAACAAACCCACCGTAGCCGCTCGACTCTACTTTAGAGCCGTGAGCACGCATTCTAGAGGCCAGCCTGTCAGTAAGATCGGTCTCGTGTGCCTTAGTTACCGCTGTCTCGTGATTGCCCTTGCCAAGCACCGCGAATTGAGCCCCGAATGGCTTGTAAAATTCCGCCGCTGTTTCAACGAGTAGATCGAAGTAGTTGCCTCCTCGATGTTCTTCCCGCAAAGCATTCTTGTCGGCTCGCTTATCCCATTTGCCCTGCATCGCGCAGAATAGATCGCCGTTATCGATGATCGGAGCATCGTACTCAATGGCCTCTTGCAAGTGATGCTTTTCTAGCTCCTGATCGCACTTTGGATTGTCATGATGGACATCAGATCGAAGCAATACCCATTGTTCCCAATCCTTGTTGCGGGACAGATCGATTGTGATTTCAACTACGTTCCGCTGTAGTTTCTTTATGCTCCATGCCATCGTCTTTCCTCCAAATTAAGTAAGCTTCCTCTAGCGTGATTTGTGACTTGCCAAGCTTCGCGTTGACTGCGTTGTGAAGTGCAACGCCCCAAGCGAAAAAAGCTTCGGGGCTTGAGAAGTCAGGAGCGTTGTCGGCTTTCCATGCCCGATAGAACGCCTTGCACTGGCATCCGTATTGAGGGATGGACAACTCCCAGTCGGCAAGGCTCTTTGCGTCAAATACTGTGCCATCATGCAAAGCGATCCAGGGATTAACAATCGGTCTTTGCTCATACGAAAAATGATTCAGCCTGCTTGGTGGCTTAGGTGCCTCGTTTGGGTAGATGAATCTAGTATTTCGCTCGATCATGTTAACTCAATCGTGACCGAGGGTAGGTTGTAGCAGAATGCACCCGTTTCGTATGTTTGAACTGGATCGATTTGGCAAGTGTAATCGTAGATATCTACTTGGCATAACGCGCTTACCCCTAAGTCTACAAACTCTTGGCATGGCTCGGTTGTTTGCAATGTAAGGTCAATGCAACATTCTCCAGTTAAACAAAGATCTTGACCGCATGGAAACGCAACACCAGCAGCCACGACGTAATAAACCTTTCCTAATTCGGTTTCGCAATAACCGCAAACCAACTCGTCAAAACCTGGATACGTTTGAAGTCCAATATACTCTCGACGATAACAACCTGATTGCTCATGAAAAACATACCCTTCGCAACCTCCTTGAATTTCCTCTTTTGGTTTTATCGTTGGACATCCTATGGTGATTTCGCAGTTGTCCGGATATGGTGGCGGCCCTGGCGGGTTAACAGGTTCTGGCCCTGTGGCTTTTTGGCAAAAGTAATCCATCGGTGGCCCGTCATACGTCGGAAGATTGCCGACGCAATTTGAAATCAGCGATAGACCGCAAGGGCTACCCGATACAGTGCAACCAGTTGACCCACCGCAACAAGAGACCGGCGGTAGATCCGCATTTGTGATTGTCACCTGGCCAGTAGGTAAAGTGTCGTAAAGCTTGATTCTGCTGATGTAGATCCGATCAAGTGCGTTACAGAACCCCCAAGGATCTTGAGCCAAAAGATCAGTGCAATTGTTCACCGTTGACGATTCGCTAAAGCTAGACGTAAAGCTACAAGAACCGTCCTTGTAGTGGCCTGTGCATTCCTTAGAGCTTGTAAACTCTGGCCACTGCGATACTCCGCCGCTCCAAAGAAGTGCGTAGTCGCAAGTCTCGAAAACGTAGGTTACTGCAACATAGAACTTGCAAGCTTGCTCTTGTCCTGTGCAAGTAACGTTTACTTTGCCAACATGCACTCGGAGCCCTACAAGCTTATTCCGACCAACCCAATAAATCTTGTCTGTTCGGTCAACATCGATGCGTTCCGTTTGAACCTTGATGCAAGGGCATTCGTGAGCCCCCGAAGTTTCGCGATAGCTTGCAAGTGGCTTGTAAGTGTCGATTGCGTATCCGTACTCGATATGCTGCGATGCCCATAATCCGCAGTATTCGGAGTATGGTTGGCATGACAAATTGAAGTCGGCAATAAAGCAGCAAGTACCTTGCGAAAAACTAGCTGATGGTGGCTCTGGATCGCCTTCACCTTCGCCAACACCAGCACCAACACCGCCGCCAGGATTACCTCCACCGCCTTCGCAATCCTCTACTGGCGAAATCAACGAGACCGAAGTGTATGGCATGTCCTCAAGATCAAGACAGCAACCGCAACCACACTTACCGAAGCAACTCATTTAACAAATCTCCACAGCGACCCAACGAGCCCCAACACGAAAACACATCAGCACCGAACCGCTGACGATTACCGATGCCGCAGGATTTACCACGTTGATATCGAAAAGATCGCTTAGCACCGCAGTCGATGAAATCTGCTTAGCCTTAGCTGTCCCTGTGCCGAGCGTATTGCCGACCCTTGCAGTCAGATTGCTAGTCGCAAAGGCCAGAATAGTATCAGCCGTCGAAACATGATCGTTTCCATTCTGACCGCCTGAGGCCTTAGCTCCGATGCCTTGGAGCAAAGCCTGGCTGTCTGACTCGTTGAAAGCGTAGAGCGTCTCATTGGCCATTTTAGGAAGTCCTGATGAACGATGAGAAGTTGATTTCCTTCTTGACCCTGAACGACAACTCCGCCGGGTCAGTTGCTTTTGCCCCCGATCCGTTCAACGGCCCCACCATCGGGAATGTATTCGTGTCGTCCATGTATCGCTTGCGGTTGCCACCATCAAGGTAGAATGGCCCAATGTCGGCTCGCACCTCGTCATGTGTGTCGGGATCGTATGTGACCTTGTACTTAACCCTCCAAGCAGAGTAGCCAGCGTAGGAACCTAATTCCGCCTCTTGCACTTCAAGCAGCAACGTCCTCGCCGCAAACACCTGGCCGATAGCGTCGAAGCTCGATTGATTAACCGTGTCGTTTCGGTCAAGGAAGTCTTTTAGCTTGAGCCCTGCATCCTCGAACTGAACGAACGAGAATTGACAGAGCGAACTGGTTTGCGTCAGTGGCGTATCGAATGGAGTCTTGGCACTGTTGACCGGGTACTTAGCCGGATTGCTTCGATCCTTGCTAAGGATCTTTTCTTTGGTGGTAAAAGAATCGATCCGAAAGACTGGTATCCATGTTGCCGGATCTGGATTTTGCTCTTGATTCTGCTTTTGTTCTTCCGAGCCCGTTTGGAATCGAGCCGTAACATTCCAGTACAGAGCATGTTTTTCTTCCCGCTCGCATGACACCTCGTCACAAACAAGATTGAGTTGCCCGTAAAGCAATCCGGCCCGAGGTAGGCCAGGAGTGTTGTAAAGCACATCGAAGCGATTGCTGGTAACCTGATCGGTCTTTACCCGGTAGTTCCAAGTCTCACCAAAGATCAGTTGAAACCCTTGACCTTTGCGACAAAAACCGGATCCTTTGCGAAGTTCTGCGCCTACTAGTTCATTTGCCATGATTACCTCGCAAGTGCTAAACGTGGAGCGTTCGCAGCAAGTTCGTTTGCCTTTTTAGCCTCAGCAAGCAATTGCTCTTGCATCTTCTTTTGCTCTGCTTTTTCTTTGGCCTGAAGGTTTTCACGCTGGACGAACTGAAACGCCTCTTTGGTGCCTGCCTTGAGCGCAGGAGCGATATCTTTAGCGATATCATCCTTGGACTGGAATCTTTCAGCCGCTCGCATTGACAGAGCGTCAAACTGTTGCTGATTGATGCCTTTATCTGGCCCAAGTGCCTTCATTGCTTCCAATCGTTGCAATTCCTTTTGAAGCTTATCTTGTGGGCTCGTCATTTCTTCTTTAAGCTTCGCTGCGTCCGCTTCCAATTCTTGAGCCTTGCGAGCCTCATCGACGCGATTCTTAAACAGTCGATACCGTTCGATGTCTTGATCCATCCAACCGGCTCGCTTTTGCTTCGCTTCAAGTGCTGCCTGTTCGCCTAGCGTTAGCTTGTCGAATTGTTCGCGAAGATCCCACATAGCCTTACCAGTCTCCTTGTAAAGCGTTGTAGACTTTTCAAGCTCTGACAATCTAGCCTTTTCGTCGCTAGCACGCTTCGCCGCTGCTTCGGCCATCGCGATTGCTTCCGCATTGGCTTTGGTCTTTGCTTCTGCTTTCATCGCTTCGGCTCTGATCGATGCTGCTGCTGCGTCAAGCTCTGCCTCTTCTTGATCGTCAAGCGAATCTAGGAAGTCATCCAACGCACCTCGACGGCCAGAAAGCAGATTGCTTACCATGCCCGTTACGCTCATGCTAGAAAGCATCGTCTCGGCGGTCATGTTCCTAAGTCCGCTAGTCATCGCCGCGAATCCAGTCGATGCTTTTTCAGCCAAAAACATGAAGTAACCGCCGACAGTCTTTTCGTTGGATGTCGCACTCGATGCAACATCTTTGAGCAATCCGGTTAGCTGTTGAACGAGCGGGATCAACGCCGTACCAAGTGCGATCGATGCCGCCTTTATTTCAGATTCGAGCTTGGCGAACTGTCCCGACATCGTTCCTTCGAGTTGTTGATTCATGCCGTAGAATCGACCGCCTTCGCTTGTCGCTGTCTCAAATGCTTTTGCGACCATTTGAGCACTAATCGCACCGTCCTCCATTCGCTTCTTGAGCTCGATCATGCTAACTCCGGTCGTCCGGCTGATTTCCTGCAAAGGATTGAAACCAGCGTTTACCATCTGCAAGACTTCTTGACCCATTAGCCGACCGTTGGCTTGCACTTGACCGAAAGCCAATGCCAACGATTGAAACTGCTCGGCATTACCAAGAGAGATCGCCGCAAGCCTACTAAGCGTCGGTCTAAGTGCGTCGGCTTGAACGCCGAATTGAAGCATAGTTTTCCCGGCTCTTGAGAAGTCCGCAAAGTTAATCGGGCTTTCAATGTCAAGTGCTTTAAAATCATTGAGTAGCTTGGTCGCTTGAGCCGCCGAGCCTGTCATGACTCCGAAAGCTACCTTGGTTTGCTCCATTTCCGCAGCAAGCTTGACCGATGTTTTGACCGCCGAAACCGCAGCACTTAGGCCAGCGTAAGTCATCGCGAGATTCTTGATTGAACTGATTGCCGACTGCTGGTTTGTGACCGCAGTCTTTTGCTCGTTGACGGCTCTAGTCGTCTGACCTAGTTGAGCCTGCAAGTTTGCTTGCACTCGTTTGAATTCGTCGGTCGTCATCGACCCGTTTGCAACCTTGATGCGTAGTTGCTCGATTGCTTGCGAGTATGTCGCGACGTTTTGAACCGGAATTGATACGCCAAGCTTTTTGGAAAGAGTGTCTTGGATCGCCGCGAACCGTTCAGCACTCAAACCGCCTGCATTGTAGGCCCGCTGGAGTTTCTCCATCTCGGTTGCATACCGATCAAACGGATCGATTGATTCCTTGGCAAGCCTTGTAATCGATGCCAACTCACCGCGCGTAAACATGCCTCCTTTCTTGAGCTCGTCAACATCCATGCCAATCTTGATGTTTGCAATGTTGATCGTTTGAGCCATCTATTTACCTCCGAAACCAAACATCGCCTTGACCTGTCCAGCCATCTCTTTTGCGGTATCCATGCCATCCATCAAGATCGACTTTAGGCTTACTTTTTTGCGAGCGTACCTAGCAGGCATGAACTCCTCGATCTCTGGACAATCCTTCCCGGCCCGAACAAATAGATCCAAGTGCGTTGCGTGTGCCAAGGTCGCTGTCTGTAACCATTGCTCGCCCATTGGCTCCACCTTGTCCCAAGCGACCCACTGATTTAACTGTCCCGCAGGCATCGAGCGAACCCACCGGAGCGGATCCGCAATGCCGAAAGCCAACGCCAGCCGAAAGGCAACCTTTAGCCTTGGGCTGGATCGGATTTTTTTACCAAGTCCTCAATCTCCTTGGCGTTGTATGAGGACAACGCAAGGCAATCCTCATAAAGCTTGCCGACGATTTGATTTGGCACGCTCTTGAGCCTGTCAGGATCGCTAATAACGCGATTACCTTCTTTGTCTCGCAGGCAATACGATACCAGAACGCGACGATGGCGAGACCACTCGTACTTCCCGCCGGATTGCATTGCGACTTCCATTTCAGCTGAATCACCTTCGGACAGTTCGTGCAATACATACTCTTTGCCGTTGACTAGCACCGGCTTGGTATTCAGTGGCCTTTCGACCAATGCAAAGAATTCATCTTCAAGATTACTCATCTTCCGATTCCTCCTTGGCAATCGCTTCCAAAGCATCCTCGTAAAACTTGCGAGAGTGCTGCTCTGGACGTTGCACTTCGACGGGATGGCCTTGCACCTGTTCGGCTTGTAAAGCAATCGAGGTCAATTCGTCGTCCGTCAACGCATCATGCGGAAACTGAAACAAGGCTTGGATCTGTGCGATCTTGCCAAAAGGCAGATAGCCCACCAAAACACCATTAACGCCAATTTGGAATTGGTTGAGGTCTTTCAATCGACCGTCAACCGAATATCCTTGCTGTCGCACCAAATTAAACATGCTCGCTCCTATTAAGCAGCCGTGAAGGTAATGTCGGTTGCACCGTCAAACTGGAGCGTGTAGCTGCCAGTCATGATCGTGCCTTTTTCGAGCGTCGGAGTTTTGACCGACTTGACAAAAGCAGTCCCCTGAAACGAGCCAGCACCGGGCAATGTGATCGTGACCGAAATTCCCGCGTAAGGTTCAGACGATGGAATCATCGCTGTGGTAAAAGGGATCGTAGATCCGAGCCAATAGAACTCCACTTCAACTTCGGGATTCTTGCGAAGATCCGAAGGGCGAAGCAATTCAAAACCACCCGCTCCCAGGTCGGTAATGTCGAGTTGATCGACTCCGATAGTCATTTCGCCAATTCGCTTTAGCTTGGTAGTAATCAAGCCAGTGCCGGAAATTGTCGCTCCAAGTCCAGTAGTCGGTACAGTCAATGCAGCCATGTCTAGGGCTCCCCGTAGTGAACCAAGAGATCGAAGCTAACCAAATACCGATGCTCTTGGTTTCCATCGGTTGGAGTGTCGTTTAGGTATTCGTCGGCACTGTCAAAATCGATTCCTGCAAATGAGTAACCGTCAACAGTCCCGCGAAAAAAATCTATTCCTGTTTCGCGAATCGCTTTGCTTATTGAGCTTGCGACCCGCCGAGTAGTTGCGTAGCAATCAAAGGTAACCCTGGCATGAGCCGATTTGGTTACACCGTCGATGGCGTGATCTCGTTCAGTTGATGTCACATAGTAAACAATGGCAGGCAATTGAGCATTTTGGACGAGTGCATCGGGATACATACGCTGACCAACAAGCGTTGATACCGCGTTGTAGCTCAATAGCTTTGTTCGTAATGCTTCGCCGATCGCCGACATTACAACTCCCCGTTGATTACGATGATGTCCCGAGATGCAGCCTCAGCCGAATTGCTGACCACCTTCAGGTATCGCACACCGGCCATGACTTCGGTATTGAGTGCCACGAACCGCGATGCTGCAACCGTTACGCTGTACTCGGTCGATCCGTTGTAAAGTGCGTAAAAGTTGTTTGCGTCATCGGAAGCTTGAAAGGTAAACGTCGTCCCTGTCAACGCGGTTGGCGTTCTGAGTGCAAACACCGTTCGACCGCCTTCGAGCGTCAATGAACTTGAAACGGTTCCGCTAGATGCGATGGTTACCTTTGATGTGAGTTGTAGATTTCTAGCCAAGGCGTAGCTCCTTGATTTGCTTTTGCAGTTCGTTCATAAAAGCTTGTCCAGCTTGTGATTTTGTGATGTCGAAAGCCTTCACGGGTGCTCGATCTTGCACCGGAAAGTCGGCGGTTTGCGCGTCCTTTTTGCGTGTCATAATGTACGGCTTTCCACGCCTGCTAATCCTTGGTATTTGCTGACCTGGCTCGCCCCAAAGGTTGCGGACATACGTTGTGCCTTTTTTGATAGGCATGACAAATTGCTGTTTATTGCCTTTGTCAAATTTTGCACCAACATAGACAGCAAGTCCGTTTCGCATGACCTTGTGTCCAAAGTGATCCCGCGAATCATTTTGAAATGCCGGATTGTTTTTGTACTTCTTCGACCACTTGAGCCGACTACCGCCCCGAGAGCTCCTAGCTTGCGATTTGCAGGCTCTTGCAATCGTTTCACCAAATGCCCCAAGGCACTTGCCTAAAGGCCCATTGCGAAGCGTTAGAGGGATCGCATCAACCGCTTTAATCAAGGCTTGATCGATCTCAATGGTTGTTCCCATTATAGCACCGCCGAGCAAATGATTTCGAGATACTTCCGAAGTCCATCGACGCGATTGATGGCTGTAATTCCGTACCGCTCGCCATCGAAAAGGATGCTCATTTGAGTATTGTAGCCCGATCGGTATCGAACCACGAAAACCGCCCTAGTCCCTGCCTCAAGTTGACGGCCTCGCATGTTCTCGATGCCCAATGTTGGGTTCCATTCGCACGGCTCGTTAACGACGTAATTAGACCAACTGACAGCAGGTTGACCGCTTGCGTCTTGCGTCTCTGTAGATTGCTGAATCGTGCAACGATGTCGCATCGCTCCGACTCGATGTCTTGATGGTCGTCCCGATCCGCTCATGGGTAGCTGGCCCTCATGAATCGACGTACCAGCATCTCATAAGGTCGCATCGTCTGCAGAGCATCGGACATAACCATATCCCGATTTTCAAAGTAATGAGCAACGAGCATTAGGATCGCCGCCCTAGCTGCCTCAGGCACGCTTTGCCCGTCTTGCGAGTGTCCCGCCTTGTAGGTTACTTGCCAAGCGTCCCAACGACTAGCCGCAACTGGCAAGGTCACCAAGTAGGCAAGCCTGATTCGATCGACATGCAATTGGTATTGAGTCGATGCCCAGGTCTGTAGCGTGTTGTTACCGTCGAAATATTGAATCGAGGTTATCGAATGAATCGGGCTCTTGAGCAACCTAAACCCGTCGGAGATTGAAGCGACCCGAAGTCTAAGCGTCTGAAAGCAAGTCACGCTGTCGGTATCGTGCTCCCACTGCTCCCGAGCCGCTCCGATCAATGCTGATAGGTGCGTATCGTGGCTAGTGTCGCTTGATGCGATTTCGAGTTGTTTTTTGGCCTCGCTGAGCGTCACCGGCTCGGCTGTCGGCTTTGTCACTACTTCCGCTATCAATCGCACTTGCGAAACCTCGCTGGATCATTATTTCCGCTTGCCCGGCTTGAACGCCTACCAGCCGAAAACCGACTGGCAGGCCATTCCAATCTTTCAAAAGGATCAAGTCCATAGACTAGACCACAATGCAAACGTCACCGTCTGCAACATCTGAAGAAACGCTCGGCGGAATCTTACCTCGACTTAGGCAAGCAACAGCCGAGATGTAACCGCCGGAAGTGCCATCGCCAAAGGTTGCAACGACCTTGAGGAATGGATTCTTCCCTCGCATGTCGATGTGGAACAAGCAGACCTGGCCATCATCGGTTGCACTTGGGAGTGCCAAGGTAGCACCGCCAAGACCCGACCCGCCGTCGAATGTCGCTCCGGTAATGTCAGCGTATGTTCCACCCGACGCGTCGGAAGCTTGCACCTTCAATGCACTCATCGCAATGTCAGTTGCTCCGAGCGTCACAGCGATGGTAACGAAGTCCCAATTGCGAGTATCAACGACAGTAGCCGTTGCGGTTGCATTGTCGAGCAATGCACCTGGCTTGATTGCCGCGACCCATTTAGTATGCTGAAGTGCGTTCATGTATCACCTACTTTCCTTTGTTGGTTTTGAATTAGGCAGCGGCCTTGAGTTGAACGATTGGCCCAGCAACGCTAGCCGTTCCAATCTCATGAATGTTGATGTCATATCGAATGTTGCTGAACACTCCGATTTGGTCGAAGTCAACATATCGAGACGCATCCGATTTGATGGTCAAGCTTCGACGCATACCCATCGTGCAAGCCAAGCCAAGATCGCCGAAGTAAGCAAACTTGGTCGAGCCGCTAATCGAACTTGGCAGCGTTTGCGAGAACACAACTGGGTAACCCATGAATTGCTGCGCTGGGGCCCCTGCAAGATCCATCACGGTGTTCCCACCGGCTGCAAACTGTAGTCGAGCCAAAACATTCCAGTAGACCGCCGAATGGCAAAACCAAACTGGACGGATTCCAGGATACTGAGGCAGCTTGCTGACAGCATCTTGGAACACAGCGATGGTCAAGCCTGCAGCCGTGTTTTGACCACCAGTAGCAGTAGCCACCGAACCAGCAGCAAGGACATTCGCAAGCCCTACGATGTTGCCGTAAGTTGGCAAACCGTCACCAAGGAATCCGCAAGAGTCTTGCTTGACCGCATGAGCGTAGGCAATTTCAGTTGCAAGCATGTCAGCAAGAGCAATCGCAGCATCTTCGCTCAATTCGCTCGATACCTTGGTCAAGGTGGCAAACTTGCGAGCCGTCAAATTGACTTGATTGACGCTGGCATCCGAGCTAGTGATCTCGGCATTCTCACCGACTGCGTAAGCGGTCAAACCACCGACGCGACGAGGCAAGGTTGCGCTATCCGAGGTCATCGGGTAGTTGCGAGCGTACCGAGCAAACACGCCGTATTCTTCGAGCAGGCTGATAACACTGTTCTCAAACTGGACAGGAACCAAAGCACCGCCGTTGAGATCGTTGTTTTCGCCCATTGCGTTGAGAACGCCATGATCTCGACACCATTGCTTCGATTTGTCGCTTCCAAGAACGGCATTGATGAACTGGCCCGAAGCATAAGCGTCACGCTCGGCATCAGGCCCCTTAAAAGCTTTGAGCTGTCGAACCGCTTTGGCTTTTGCCGGGATCTTAAAATTGCCGCCCGCCGAAGGTTGATTGTCAACCACTTGGCGAACCGTGTTGCTGACCGCTTGCTCGATCTTCATCGCTCGCTCTCGCTGCTTCGAGAGGTTCTCGATCTGACCCGGCTTGCCTTCGGTTCCGAGGATCGAATCGATCTCGGTTTGCTCATCTTCGAGCAATTCGCGATTTTCTTGAGTTGCGACCGCTTGGATCGCTTGAACCTTGGCTTGCAAGGCTTGGATTTCTTCGCCTAACGCTTTTGCGCTTTTCATTCTGACTGCCCTTTGTGGGTTGTGTGGCAGTCGTTAAACCAAGATAGCGGCATGACTGCCACGGGAAACTAAATCGTTTTGAACCGTGTGTCACTGCCGCTAATTAGTTGCAGAGTGGTTGGCACTTCTGGCCAGCCGGAAATCACTTTACGCTATCGCTTGCCCGTTGTCAAGTGCTGAGCGTATTGAGCCATCTTTTGACGAGCTAGCAAAGCCGCTGCCGAGTCGAAAGCGTTCTTTGGCTTTTTGTACTTTTTGCCGTTGTCGGCGCGTCCAGTGGCCAATCCTGACGATATAGCCTCATCGACGTTGTACCAAGTCTCAGCCGCCATCAATCGCTCTATCTCTGCTGGGTCTTCAACCATGTGCCTGTTGTAAATATCAACGAGCGAAGCATCGTAAGCTTTTAACGCAGCGATCGCTTTGGCGAAATCGTCTTGATTGCCCATCGCAAAGGACATTGCTCGATGAATCATCACCCTTGACCCATCGGCCATCAATCGATTCTGACCAGCAAGGAAAATCACGCTAGCCGCCGACGCTGCAAGGCTGTCGTTGACGGTCGTGACTTCGCCAGAATGCTTTTTGAGCGTGTTGTAGATCGCAATGCCCTCATCAGCGAAACCGCCTGGACTGTTTATGTGAACCGTTACCGGGCTTGACCCGAACGATTTCAGAGCTTCAGCAACGCCCTTTTGAGTGATAGGGTTTTCGTCCCATCCATCGCCGACTATACCACTTAAAAGGATTTCGTTTGTTTCCGCGCGTACTTCAATCATTTTTGAGCCCCTTTCAGGTCAAAAACCCTGTTTTCCCACGATTTAACCTCAGTTTCGACCGCCTTTTGTAGGCTGTTTCCACCATGTTTCGCAGCCAATCCAGCGAGTATTTCGGTAGATTTCTCGCAATGGATCCTAGCCAAATCTCGATCAAGCCCGATCGCTTCGATTTTGTCGGCAAGCTTGTTTTGCCACTTCGGATAGTTTTTTCCGATCCAAGCGACAAATTGAGCTTTTTTGGATGCGTTGATGGCGTTATTGCCTTCGGTCTTAATTAAGTCCCGCAACATTTGCTCAACGGCTCGATCATTTCGAGAATCTTGCGAATCTTCTTGCTCGTCCTCTTGCTGATCCTCTAGGCTGTCTTTGACCTCATCTTCGGAATGTTTGCCCGCTGGAGTACTGATCGCCGGGTTGATAAACTCATCGCCGCCTTCATATGGATTAAGATCAAGTTTGGCCCGGCATTCGTTTGGATTCATGATCCGCGATGCAATGGCCTTGCTGAAGCTCTCCATCGTCGTTCGCAAGTCGGTACGGTAAAGAGCCGCCGCATTAAATTTGAAATACACTTCGCCCGATCGTCGCTCTCTTGGAGTGCGTAGTTTGATGTCGCATTGCTCCTCGAACTTGACCAACCAATGATCGAGACATTGAAGGTAGGCAAGCTGCTTTTGCTCAAGGCTGTTGTAGCTGACCGAATCGCCATCACCTGGCATCCCTTCGAGCCCAAAGAGCATTCCCACCTCTTGCCGTGTAAGCTTTTGCAATGCTGCAAACTGTGCGTCATTGTTGTTCATCGAGACAGCGTTAGCCTTGATGCCTTCACGCAATAAGCCAGCTTTGGCTGAATTCTCCGAGCCCGCTTCGATCTTATTGAAGTCGTCGATGAACTCTTTAGCATCCTCTGCTTTGCGGAATGCTGCCGGAGGTGCCTCAAGAAACAACTTGCCGCGAAATCCTTGACGTAGTTGGTTAAGCTTAAACCTCGTTTCCTCGTAACCCGTCGCAAATGTTGCGTTGGCGATGTCAAGCAATCCAAGACCTTCGACGCCATCCCAACTAAACCCGGTCAAATGCAAAACGTCGCTATCGTGGAAGATCAAGTATCCGTTTTCGTCAGTATCAAACGTGTCGAAAAGATCCCTTTTGC